ACAAAAAACAGATGGACATTTTTATCCATATGGCAATGAAATTGCCGAGACATCAAAAAGCATTAATTTAATTCTTTCTGATATTGTTTCAATCGCAAAAAATCAAGGGTTTGGACAGGCAGTAATATATTATGATACTGAAAAACCGCCTGCAATAACGAAGTCAGGAACTACACATGTTATCCAAATACCAAACAAGTCAGGCAATAGTAAATTTGAATTTGCTAATCCAAATCCCGATTTAGACGGTCATTTAAACGTGGCCCTGGCGATTGTTAGAATGTTGCTATCAACGAATGATTTAACTACTGATAAAGTCAGTGGAGAGTTAAACGCTACGCAGTTTTCAAGCGCGATTGACAGACTTCTTGCTGATTCCGAAACAATTGAAAATATAGAAGACCAAAGAAAAAAATATATTTCTTCTGAAAAGGGAACTTTTGAAAATGTCATTGCTCAATTAAAATATTTAAAGAGTATAAATAAATATCCAGAAGACTACCCACCAATTTCAGAATCAGACCTTGATGTTCTAAAATATAAACTTGAAACTCTTTTTAATTCTCAAAAACCTATTATTACAGAAAAAGAGAGTGCGGAAAATATTGTTTATCTCCATGAAAACGGATTAATTTTATCCTATGAAAAACATATGAGATTTAGTAAAGGTATGCAACGGCCAGAGGCCGAGGTGCGTGAAAAAGAAATTAAAGAAGAGAAAGAAAAAAATAAAGTTGATAACCCTGACGAGGAAAATCTCGATGATAGATCAAGAACTCAAAATCAACTTGGAAGAACTGGTAAAGACGAACAAGAAAAGATTCGAGACATTGAACGACAACGACAAGACGCTATTGGGAAATCTAATCTTAGGACAGATAAGAAGAAGGACGAGAAAAGGCAAAGGCGTAACGCCAAGTGGTAAAGAATATGCTTTGCAATCAAAACCGTATACGCAATTATACGCAGCGCAGAAAGGACAGTCAAAAGTTGACTTGACATTATCTGGTGATACACTTGAAAATATGTTCGTGGCAGGGGTGGGCGAAAATGATGTTAGAGTCAAAGTAAGGGACGAAGATTATGGGAAATTACGAGGTGCCGAGGAAGGGATACTTGTTTCCACGCAGAGGACGAAAAACGGAGTGGCAAAGAAAGGCTCACCGAAAAAACTTATTAAACGGCCCTTTTTCCACTTGTCAGAAAACGATAAAACAAAGATTGTTAACAGTGCCGGATTTAAAAGAATTTTTGAGAGGGCATTAAAGAGATTGAAAAAATAAATACTGAATTGAATAATTCGGTACAAAATGGAGCAAAAAAAAATGGGAATGAGAGTAAAGACGAATGTCGTAGATGATCCGAAACCGAATGGTGACGATCCAATTATTGACGAACCTGCAAATGTTGCTGATGATCCTAATGTTCTGGATGATGATCCGGGAAATCAGGATGATATTGAGCTAACAAATTTGAAAAATCAAAACGCTCAATTAGCAGCAACAAACAACCGCTTGCTTGAGGAATCAAAGAAGCACAAAAGAGCTAAACAAAAAAGCGAGGACGAAAAACTAAAAATTGAGGGAAACAAAGACGTATTAATCTCAAATATGCAATCAAGGATCGATGATTTTGAGGCAAAAGAAGACAGCGAAAAAGTGGCCGGTGAATTGTCACGAGAAGCGCAAAAACGCGGTTGTCCTAACTGGGACTTAATGTACAATGCCGTTTCTTCTGATGTTCAAATTAATCCCGATACTGGCGTTGTAGATGGTGTCGAGGCATTTTTTGATGCTTGTGAAGCGGATGAGAGATTAAAAAAACAGTTCTTTGCCGATCCTGAACAGGTTAAAACTGATAATAGTATTCCGACCAATCCTGTTAATTTATACCGGACAAATCCTGCGGCCTACTTAAAAAAAGTACGCAAGGATACGCCGGAAAAATATAACGAAACGGTTGCAAAGATGCAAAGAGATGGTTTAATCGGTTAGTTTTTTGTTTTCTATATTTTTTTCAGGGAGGAAAAAATGTTAACGAAAGCAGAATTATCAAATATTATAAAAGAAGTTTGGTCAGAGGATTTTTACGAGGATTTGTTGCCAGAGCTGGGTATTGCTGGTTATGTCAGCAATGACTACGAGGGCGAAATCAAGTCGTTTGGAGACAAGGTAAAAATACCTACAATTTCAATTCCCGGGCGTGCGCAGATTTTGAATCATGATAATGAAGCGTATACCGTACAAGTGCCACTTGTATCAACACAATCTTTGGAGATTAATAAAAGCGCGGTTTATCCAATCGATATTACAGATTGGGCCGACTATCAGGCCAGTCCAAAGAAACAGGAGGCCTTCAGAAAAATGATTGCGCATGAGATTGCGCGTGCAATGGATCAAGATATCCTTGATACAATGGCACCGACCACGATTAACACAGGTAATGCAGCAATGACATTAACGTTAATTAGGGCCACGAATAAGATATTCAATAAGTTGAATATCCCAAAAACGGAAAGATTTGCCATTGTGGATGAGGAATATATTGAGGATATTCTAGGCTTTGACCAAGTTTTGAATAAAGATTATGTATCATCATCATCGGCATTGCTGGACGGTGTTTTACAAATTCCTCTTTATTCATTTAAATTTATTGCATCAAATCTCTTGGGCGATAATATTGCAAATTTCTGGCATAAGTCCTTTTTTACCCAAGCGATACAAAAAGGCGCAGAATATAAAGAAATGGATTTGGAGGCAAGTACAAACGTACCGTCAAAAAGAATCCGTGGTAAAAACTTGTTTGGGTCTAAGCAAATGGACGCAAACAGAGCGTATCGAATAACTGCATAATTTTTTTAAAATAAGCGTGATAGAGTAGTTTTATTACGCTTATTTTTTTTAACCGAGGGATAGGATAATGAATTTTTTTAGACCAAACAAAAAATCATACGAATTAGACCAGTGCCAGCAAATTGAAAAATTTGTGAAAGAACTTAAAAAAGGTTTGAAAAAGTGGCAAGTTGTTCAGGGGCCTCATGATCAGTTAGTTTTGTTTTATGAATTGGAAAAAAAAGGGTCGAAAGAAGTTGTGAAGGTTGAACCGGAATTAGAGGTTGAATCAGAGGTTGAACCGGAATTAGAGGTTGAGAAAACATCGTCCTTTTCTCCAAGAAAAAGAAACGATATCAAGTTTTAACAGATATTAAATTTTAACCGAGGATAAAGAAATGTTAAAAGTAGTTTGTTCAGGATTGAGAGGGGTGAAACAAGTTTTTCATTCTGTTTATGATTTTTCAAAAGATGGCGGTGTTGATGATACTGCCATGAGTTTATTTGATTTAAAAGCGAATATGATTATTCATAACGCTTGGTACGAAGTCGAAACCGCGCCATTGTCGGCCGGTGCCGCGACATTAGAAGTTGGTATTACTGGCGGTGATACCGATGGAATTTTTGTTCAAAAAGGTAAGGGCGATTTGACAATTAATAAGGTATCGGGTGACGTTGATAAAGGTGCACATCTTTTTACGCCGGGTGATACTGATGATTATTCCATCAAGCATAAAGTCACAGCGGATACCGATATTGATTTGTTGATTGCAGCGGATACCGATATTGATTTGTTGATTGGTACTGCGGATTTAACTGCTGGAAAAATCCATTTTTATTTGGAATGTAGCGCAGGTTATTAATTTTTTTTGTGGAGAGTATTTTAATAGAAAAATACTCTCCACATTTTTTGGATAAATTATGATAACTGAATATCCTTTTGACGTTCCCGGTAATTATCTTTTTGATTCTAATAAGATTAAAGTTGAGAATGGAGAGGCAAGTTTAAAGAGTTTAGTTAAGTTAAGCGAAACTTGTTTTTGTAATTTTGATTCATTGGCAGTTAAAAGATCAAGGGATAGTGGATCGGAAGTTGTCACGCCAACGGGTGGCGCAAATGTTTCTGGGAAGTGGTTAGATTTGGCGCATGATGATGTCAGATATATTGACATCGATGCCGATTTGAACGCTGACAGTCAACAAACAGGTTGTATTCGATTTAAAATAAAACCAAATTATGACACCACACCAAGCTCTGAAATGGTGTTTGTTGTTAATTGTAAAGCAAATAATGACCTGATTAACTGTATTTTTATCAGACACAGCGCATCGGGAGCTTTAAGACTTCATTTATATGATGAGGCCGGAAATCTTGCGAGCGAAACCTTGCTTGCATATTGGAGTCCCACGTTAGGACAAACTTACGAGCTTGAACTAAATTACGACTTCACTAATGGAGTTACACAGGTTTTTATTGATGGTGATCCGGTTGGTGCAGAGATAAGCAGCACCTTTACTCGTAATGCTGACATAGGACTTTTAAGATTTGGGGCCACATATGCAGGGGGAAATAATTCTAATTTTTCAATCACTGATATTCAGATATTTGACGAGGTTCAACACACTTCAAGCTTTACAAGCGAAGTTCCACGCGCAGAACCAACAACCTATTCGATGGATGATCCTATAATAACAACGTCTCCGCAAGCAATGGACGCATTGGAAGGGTTTGAAGCAACAATTTCTAAGGCCGGATCAGATGAAATTAAGCATATTGTTAATAATGATTGGTTCGACACCACTTGGAAAGATTCAAACGGTACTTATGCCGAATCAAATGTGGCGGCCGATATTGAGACAAACAAAGCAACATTAGATTTGGCGATAGGATACAATGTTGCGACGAAATCATTTTTGCATTCAGAGGATGGTTACTCAACTCCATTGTTAAAAAACATAAAATTAACTTATAATTTTTTTGTTGCTCCATGCGACGATGCAAACGAATGTATGATAAGCGTAAGACTTGATGATATCTTTCAGGATTTAATAGATTTTACTCCGCTTGATGCCAAACTTGTTATTGAAGTACCAATATCATTTCAACAATGCGATAAAACAGTATTCCAATATGTTTATGAGATTAATTTTGATTCGACAGGATACGCGGAAAAGTCAATTAGAGAAACTACAAGCGTAAACAAAAAAATAAAATTTAAAATAACATATAAAGATCAAGATAATGAGATAATAACAATTAACTATAAAGACGCAATGGTGCCCGATGCAAAATCAAAACTATTATCTGAAATTACGAGTATAGACTAAAGGTAAAATATGCACTTACTATTAAAC